AGGGTTATTATCATCATCAGGGTTATCATTATCATCGGTGTTATCATTATCAGCGGTATCATCGGTGTCAGAATTATCATCGGTGTCAGTATCATCATTATCGGTATCATCATTATCAGTGTTATCATTTATTATCAGTGTTATCATTTATTATCAGTGTTATCATTTATTATCAGTGTTATCATCATTATCGGTGTCAGTGTTATCATCATTACAATATACATCAATCATCATCATCTTGTTCATTACATTATACATCATTAAACATAAAATATAATCCGCAATTTCTAAAATAATTATTGTGTGTGTATTGGATACAGCCACCCAAATTTTTTCTAAAAAGCGAAAGTGTTAAAAAGTGTGAAAACGTGTGAAAAGCATGGGTATCTATGACACATCAGCAATCACAACAACTGATTTAGATAGTTTGAGCGGAACAGAGTTAGGTTCAGTTTCTCCAGACACCATAAAATACGTCTGTGATTGGAGCGATTACTTCGGCAGTTACCTTAAAGCCCCTATGTTGAAAGCAAGCGTAGATAGAGTTGCAATCTGGGCAGTTGGAGCAGGAAAGATAAAAGCCAAAGAAAAAAGCCATCAAATTCTCCTAGACAAAATAACGGGCTTCGGAAAAGACAGCTTTAGAGATATTCTCATCAATCTGATAAAAGTAGCCCTCAATGGCGGAGATAGCCACGGAGAGATAATCAAAGACAAAGCCAAAAGACTAATTAACCTAGTCCCAAGAAATCCAGCAAACATAGAGCATGAAGCAAATGAAAACGGAATTTTAATAAAATACAATCAAATAAACATAAATCCGACGACAAAAAAGAAAGAAATTATAGGCTCATGGGAACCCGAAGAAATATTTCATTTATGCTGGGGAAGAATGGCAGACGAAATTCATGGCAGAGGAGTTGCAGAAATTCTAAAAGACATCATAACAAAAGATGAACAGGCAAGAATAGCCTTAGCAAAATTCATAATCAGATTAAACCTGCCAATCAGAATAATAGAGGTAGATAGTGATGACACAGCGAAACTAACATCAGTAAAAAATCAATACAAAGAAGCAATAGATAAAGGGGAAGTTATTGTTGTGCCAAAAGATAGCATCAAAGTTGAGGACCATAAAACAGAAAATCAAGTCCAAGACGTTCTAAATTGGAATTTCTATTTAATGAAATATTTTGTTATCAGTATGGGGTGCCCAGAAGTCATTCTAGGAAGCATAAACAGCAAAGACACAGAAGGAGCATCTAAAATTCTTTATCTGGCATTTGAACAAGTAATAAAAAACGTGCAGATTTGGGTTGAGGAGCAAGTCAGACTACAACTAGGCATAGAGATTGATCTCCCAGAGCCACCGAGCGTTGATCCAATGGTTTTATTAGATAGCAGAAAAGCAGGAGCAACAGCAGGAACAACCGAACAAGGAAATAAAAACATGAAAGTTGAGGGGCAAAACAAATGAAAAAAAGAAAACAGAAAAATATAATCTCGCAAGACAACAAGAAAGAAATATTTTACAAGATAATCAATGCAGGGCTAAGCGGAGCATTGGTTTTATTGGGTTCTATAACGACTGCAGGGGAAATCACCTTAAAAGGCTTATTTATTTCAGTTGTAACTGCCCTTCTTGTTGCAATTCAGCAGTTTAGAGAATATTGGCTAAAAGAAGAAAATGAATATTGCAAAACACAAGTTTTCGCTTTCATTAAATAAATAGAAACATTTAAATACACTCACTCACTCACTCACTTATGGTTGGAAGCACACACAACAAAGAAGGCGACTCGCCTAATGCTACTAATGCTACTAATACTACTTTACTCGCAGAGGGCGAGAAGCCTGATAACAAAGAAAACCAAGAAGAAAAAAACCCGATTGATGAAGCCAAAGAAGTTCTAGCAGAAAATAAAAAGATTTTGGAAGAATTAAGAGAGGAAAGAAAGAAACTTGAAAAAGCCACAGCTCAAATAATGATGAGCGGAAAAGGCAGGGTTCTAAAAGAAGAAAAGAAAGAAGAAACAGACCAAGAATATTCTGAACGAATAAGGAAAGGGATTGTATAATGCACTTGGGACTTTAGTTAATCGGTTTGCCGAATAAATAGAAAAGTTTAAATAGATGTTGTTTCTATGAATTGCATGGCAAATGAGCACACACTAGTTTATGAGACTGAATTACCTATTTCTATGGCGTGCGCGGACGGAGTAGGAATAGAAAAAGGAACACTAGTTCTTATTGATGATCTAAAAACAATCGCCGCCGCGACAGAAGACGAATATATTTTCGGAGTTACTTCTCAAGAAAAAATAGCAAGCGATGGAAGAACACAAGTTGCAGTTTATCATGGCGGAATTTTCAAAGCAACTTTATCGGGAAGCGTAACAACGGGACAGGCTCTCGCTGCGTCGGGCTCAAATATAGTAAAAGTAGCCACCGCTTCAGACGTTGGAATGAAAACTCTTGGAATTGCATTAGAAGATGCAACAGACGGGCACACAATCTTATACTTACTTAAGCCGGGATGCAATAACACGGCTTACTCATAAATAACATGGCAGACACATCAGGAATGCAAGACATACGGGGCATCGACGTTTCAAAGTTGGTAAAAGGTTACGCGCCAAACGTAATTCAATTTTCTAAATACGTAAATAGCATGAAAACAAATGCTACGCAATTTACATGGTTCGCAAAGACTTCGGGATTTGTTGCACCTGCAACTACAACAGGAATAACCACAAACTTAGCGAATAATGTTGCTTTTGGAGCAAGAGGACCTATTGCAGAGTCATCTTGGACTAAAAACACAGGATATGTCAGAAAATATATGCTTGAAACTCCTTTAATTTCAGATGAAGATATTGCTAGCGCTGATGTTGCAGTTCTAGCAACGAACATAACAGACTTAGTAGATGCAATAGAGCAGTTAAAGAATGTAAGAATCTGGGACGTTCTTTCAAATAACAGAAGCACAGATGGAATAAATACAAATGCCTGCGCGGCTGCTTGGGATGCAGGTAGTTTTTCAGGGGTTACTATGGTTGAGGATATAATGGAAGCAAAAGAAAATTTAAGACCTTATGGCTACAATCCAGATAAAAATGCAGTTTTGGCAATGGACTCTCTTAGATACAGAAAACTTATTGAATGGCTAGTTGAAAGCAAAGGAGCGAACGTTGTTAATTGGAGTTCAGAATTAGCAAAGAATGGAAAGATTATAGAATTTTGCGGTTGTGAATTGCTAGTTGATACAAACGTAACAGATAACTATATGCTTTTGTTCATAAAAGGTTTATCTGCAACATGGCACACATTCAAACCAATTTCAGCGGTTACAATTACCGAGCCATTGATAGGAAAGAAAGTAAGAGTTGCAGAAGAGGGAGAATGCACTCTGGACCATCCTCGTTCTATAAATTTGATAACCGGAGCGTAAAATGGCAGGTTCTTCGGGAACTTCTGACACTTTTGTTGATGATGAAAATATAGTAACACAGGAAGTTTTAAAAGCGGAGAAATCTATTGTTGAAGATAAGGACAAAGAATTAATCCGATGATAGAAGATAAAAAAATAGGGCTGAAAATCGCCGAGGATAAAGAGGAAGAATTTTGGACGAAAGCGAAAGAAAAAGTTGAGCAATCAATTTTTAATTCTGAAAAAGAAATTGAAATAAATAAAGAAGTGTTGAAATTATGTAATGACAAACTAAAGAATTACAAGAAACAAAACATTTAAATACACTCACTCACTCACTCACCTATGGTTGAAACAGATTTATTACAGGCGCACAACTTTTTAGACGTTACAAAAGAAAGCATAAAGTTATCAAGAAACTCTAAAGGTTTTACATGGGAAATAAAAATTATTGGTTCTGATCCAAATGGACTCTTAACAGAAGCAGACATAAAAAAATTAGATATTTTGAATAACAAAATGCAGGAAGCATACGGGAGAACAGAATGATAAGATATATCCAGTTGAAATTCAGCGAAGAAGAATTTAAAGAGATTGAAGAAAAAAAGAAAAAATTGGAAAAGAAATTGAAAGAAGAATTGTCATGGGAAGCCTTTTTGATGGAGTTATTATGAAAAGAAAAAAATACATTAAAAGAAAAAAATACATTTTTGAATTTGATACCGATAATCAAGAGTTTATTAGAAAATTCAAAAATTACATATCTAAAAACGATTATGTCATAATTCCGATAGATATTGTAAAGGTTAGAAAGAGGTTGAAAAATGGACGCTGAATTTTACATTAATGCAAGTTTTTGGATTGTGATGTTTTTAGTTGGTTGGTTGATTGGGGGTCGTAGAAATGATAAGGTATAAAGAAGCTACTTTTATAGACGGCAAAATGACAGATGTTTATGAGTGTGAGAAATGCGGTTGCAGAAGCATAGCAAGAAATCCGCAAGATAAAGAAAAATGCTGGAATTGTGGATTTTCTAATCACGAACAATATAAAAAATTTCTAGCCGAACAGGCTGAGGCAGGTTTATTATGACACAAGAACCATTAGACAAAAAGATAAGAAGAAGTTGGGACTTAATAGACGATGACCTAACAATCTATAACAATGGTGTTCGTGTTGTTATTTTAGATGATGTAGAACAAGCCATTCAATCAACTAAAAAGAAATTGAAAAATGGTAGATTAGCAAATTGTGGAGAAGATTATCAAAATGAGATTATAGACAAAATCTTAAAAGAAGATTGGGGGAGTTTAGCAGAATGATAAATAATAATCAGTTGAAAGGGGGTATAGATTGAATGGTTGATACAGGAGAATTAGAAAATTATTTAAATGAGAAATCATGCAAAGAAAGTGATATTGTTGAGATTGTGGGAGAAGGAGCGACAGAAAAAAAAGAAGATCCACAGACGCATAGAAAATATAGCGTCTTGAACTTACCAGTTAAGGCAAACGGGAGAGATTTAACATTTTCCCCGAATAAAGATGCTTTACAAGTCTTTCAGAAGGCTTATGGAATGGACTCTAAAAATTGGGTTGGCAAGAAATTTCAAGTAAAGTTTTATCCAAAAACAGCTTTCGGAGTTACAAAAACAGCAATATTGCCAGTTTTGCTAGATGCTCTTAAAAAATAGGGCTAGAAGGCACAGAATAGCCCTAACTATCGTTTTTTTTTGCTTTTTCATACTCTTTCACGGGGAACAACAGGGGAAAGAGGGCCTTATGGTTTTGGCTATTCATCCCTGCCCCTTCATAATCATGAAAAGATACGCATACATAGACAGAATAAAAAGGGAACTCATAGAAAGCCAAGCAGTAGGAACTCCCATGAAAAAGAAGAAACTCACAGCAATAATTATGCTCATGGGAGCTAGCAGGAGATTAGCCGCTGCGCTTATCCAAATGTTTATAGACGCTGAAAGAATAAAAGA